ATATTGGATGCTGCTTCCGCTTGTCATTACTCCCGTGGTGGTCGTAGCATTTACCCCATCCACGAACTCCGTATAGCCATCGTAGGCATTGATCGTGTTGGATGTTGCGGTAACTGCAGCGATACCGCCTGCGGTCGTGTACTCCCGAAACTTCACCTGTACATTGCATACGGTCTGATCATTATCAGTAGCCGTTCCAGCAGCGTGGTCGATATTGGTCTGCGATAGGTACGAGCTTACGATATTGCTGATATCAAAGTACCCGTATAGATTGCTGATGCTTTCCTTCGGCTTGATAAGGCGATAGACATAGGATCCCGGTACCGATGCACTCGAGCCAAACCAGATAAATACGTCCGCAACGTACTTGAATCCTGCGTTACCGGAATTGTTACTGCTCACAGAATAGACCATAGGGCTGCCAGCGAAGGAGCGAGTCGGTGCCTGCTGCGTGATAGTGATTGCCATTACTTATATTTTAGATTCAATTTCTTTATGGTGAACTCGATAAAGTTCTCAACGTCAAGGCCATAGGCTTCTGCAACCTCGTTAGGGAGTTTGGCGAAGCCCAAGTTAAAAGGCCTCGTATAAAAGTCAGAGGGCTCGATTCCTTTGGCTTTGATCTTAATCATTACGAGCCGTGCCGTATCTGCGTACGATAGGAACTTCCCCTTGCCATCCTTAAACTGCAACCGCCTACGGGCAGCCCACGCATAGATTGGCCCGAAGGGTGGCATCTTGCCCTTTTTTCTACCCTTATCTACCCACTCGCCATATTCAGCCATCAAGAAGTCGAACTCGAGGCTATTCGGCCCCGTGGTGATTTCATAGTCGAGGGAGTTGTATAACGTATTCGTTACATTCTTTTTTTTACGGGTGAGGTTCTTACGGCTCTCCGCAACCAGATACTTCCCGAACTTATCAAGAGCCAGCCGGGTGTTCTCCGCTTTTTTTAGATCTGGATTACCGGAAGCCATTAGCAGATAATAGTCGGGTTCGGAGTCTCTATCTGGAGCGTTGCCTTCCATCCGCACACGGTGGACTCGAAGTCCTCATCGAAGGGCTCGCATAGAGGGTCGTTAACGAGCCTAAAGCCATCCGTGTATAGATCACCCCTGCGGAGGCTTGCGATCATCTCCTGCATCGAGAATAGGCTCCTATGGTATATGTCTTGCTTCTGCGCTACCCCCTCGAAGGAATAGGGTACGACATTCGGATCTTGCTTGGAATAGTCCATCGCATCCATTACCAGAACATCGATTGAATAGATCACCGTTCGCTCCAGTACCTCAGCCGTTCCAGTAAGGATATGGCACAAAGGGAAGAGGGTCATCTTCCGCATATCTACGTCAAAGATGTTGCCCCACGTTACGGAGTTCACATAGGAGGAATTGTCGGCTGCTGATTGCAGAGCCTCGCAGATTTGATAGTATCCGTACTTCATAAATAAAGAACCCTTTATCGGGTATTCTGCCGAGCCACCTGCGCCTCAAGGCGTGACTTGTCAGCCTCGTACGTTACCCACATCAAACATTGGTAAAGCGGTAGCTCCGTTATCTGGTCAAGGTTTTGTAGAGATCCTGCAGCAAGTTGATGGAGGATTGCATACCATCCCCATCGTTTACCGAAGGCAGTTCTTGAGTCGAGGATTTCCCTTGTTTCGCCACTTGCTTCAAATAAGTCAGCGAAGACATCTGCAGTCCGAGTTCTAAACGATAAAAAAAAAGCAGCGCACCCTGCACTATGTCCATTGTGATGGCCTCAAATGCTGATCCATCGTGCTTATCCGGATGGTATTTTTCTATCTCGTGCCTTCCGTATGCCTCCTTAATCACGGGGCGGTAAAGCACCCCCATCCACTTCTGAGCATTCTTAATGGGCTCCTTCATATACTCTTCCAGATCCACGAACTCACCCAGTGAGATGTCCTCCAGCTTAGGGTGGAAGCCATACTTTACCCCATCGATATGCACGAACCGATGTAAGGGTGGGTTCTCCGTGAATACCCCAGCAATTATTGTCTTGATATCCTCGAGTTCTTTTACCGGGAACGAGTCCTGCTCATCCTTATCGATGCCACAGAATATCGATAGAGCTAAGTCCTCAGCCGTTTCATCCGTGGGGTTAGCCCCCATAAACCTCTGGAAGTCCTTTAGGCTGAGGTCAGCCCAGATCGTGGGTACTTTTATTGTGCGAAGCATTGCTGGCGTGTGTCGTTGATATTGGTAATGTGGTAGAATTGTACATCCTCATAGAGCCTTTCCGCAAGGTCAGCGCATCTTTGAGGGTCGAGGTTCCTTAGTTCCTCTTCCCAATGCCCCGGCCCCTTGCATAGGATTGCATTGTTCTTATTGAGGAACGGGGTATAGGGATGCATATCTTGGGCTATGATGCACGTCTTAGTAAACCCAGCCTCGATAGCCTTGAGGTTTGACTTGCATTTGTTAAAGGTGCTTGGTGAAAGTGGTGCGATACTGACGTGGATGTTCTTATATAGTTTACCATAGTCGGTATAGTCAGCCCTCTCGAACGCATTAGAAGCCCTTAGCGACTCTTTATAGTACTCAATGGTGTAAGCATTAAGCCCCTCTAAATTGATGCGGTTATACGCCAAGTCTTCATCGTGGTGCAATGCACCCATATATCCTACGTTGAAGCCCTCGACCTTATCTATGTCCTCCCATTGAGATCTGCGTGGGTCTATTGCATTTGGCAATACCCAGATAGGGATGTAGGGGTTTTCTTTTTGGATCTTGCTCGCAAGGTATTCGTTAGTCGTATGGACTTCATCCGCTATCTTAATAGTCATTAGGATGTCCTGCGTTTTCTGATTGCTATGGTTAGCGTGATGCCTCGGTAGCATCCACCAGTCATCTAAGTCAAGTATCAGCTTGATGTTGTTCTGATCCAGCATATACCGGAACGCCTTGTGATTCGTGGTACTCAGACCTCGGTTGACAACGAGGTGCGTGATTGCCCCCTTGTATTTATCGAGTTCTTGGATGGTTCCAAACTTTACGAGGTAGCCTCGCATCAGCAAGTCCTCGTATGGTATCTGGAGGCGGTGGTAGTAAACTCCACCCGGTTGACCGGCTACGTATATCATCTTACAGAGTATCTGCCAAAGTTAGGGTTATTTTTCTTGCTGAAAATAGCATACCTCGCAGCATCGATGGCGTGGTTAAAAGCATCGATGGGCTTATTAAGTAGGTTGCCGTTCTTATCCTCTGTCCATTTGTAGTTTCGCATCTCCTTTTCGAGATTGATGCTCCGGGGAGTGATGAATAGCTTATATCGTTTCATTATATCGATTCCTGCGTTTACCGAGTCCGGCCCCTTAGTCGTGGGCTTTACATTGTATCCCCTGCGATATAGTTCCTCGATTGACTTGGGTTCTGCGGAGTCAGCATATACCTCGGTGCGCCTATCGATACCGATCGAGGTTAGGATGTTTGCGATATCGTTATTAGTCATCCCCGTGCGATAAAGCAGTTCATCAAAGTAAAAGCTGCCATTAGCCTCATATACTGCAACGAGAGCCGTGGGGTCATTCGTAAACCCGAAGTCCATCCCATACGATAGAAGCTTTGCATCTGTTGGGATCTCCGACTGCCCGTACTGGAATATCGTAGCCCTACTCATACCACGCTCCCCCAGACCATAGATACGCCAGTAGTCATTGTCCGTATCCTTGAGCCGTAGGATTTCATCCTTGATGCTCTGATCCAGAAACATATTGTCCAGATACGTGGTCTGAAAAAAGTCGCAGTCATCTCTTGGTACGACCTTATCGTATATCCAATGGAACGCATCCGAAGGGTTGTAGTCAAGGATTGCCCTATCCTCGGTTCTCATTATCAGCTGCTGCCAGTCCTCATACGTCAGCTCATTGGCTTCGTTAATGTAAAGCAGGTTGCGCTTGCGCCCTCGTATCTTCTGGGGTTGGTCAAGGCTTATGAACTCGACAAGGTTGCCATTGAGGTAGTACTCGCTATTCGACCTATTGTGGTAGATCTCATTGTAGAGGTCGTGGTTCCGGAGGATTTCAAAGAAGTCCCTCATAACAGAAGCCCGGAGCGCAGGGAACGTCTTACGGCAGATCGTGATGGTCTTGCCTTCGTTCTTATCCGTGTAATAGAATATAATCCATAGCAGGATGTTGTATGTCTTTCCGCTACGGGTACCGCCCTGCTCGACTACTATCTTTTTAGTGCTTCGCTTTAGGTGGCCATATACCTTATTGGTACTAATCTTCGCCAAGCACCTCTATCTGAAATAGCTTCGGGGTCTGGATGTCCACCTCTTGCCTCTCTATGTATCCCCTTTTCTTGCCCTTGGTCTTTAGAAAAAAGATAGTGGCGGTGGAGTTGCCCTCCTTTATCTGCTTGTGCAACTGGCTCTCTGCAAAGTCAATGGCTACGTCTGATAGTTCATCGACTGCTGCTTTGTATTCTTTGTCCTCTTGCAGCCATCGGTAATGCGTTTGCCGTGCGATGTCAACGCTCTTGCAAGCGGAGGTCACAACCCCTAAGGATTTCTCCAACGCATCAAGCATTGCCTTTTTATGGATGTCACTACTTGTCATAAGGCTTGCCGTTTATTTTGATTTCAAGGGATGGGTCGAGCTTGTGCATTCGGTCTATTATGACTTGGCAATACTTGGGGTCAAGTTCTATACCATAGCACTTGCGGTTGAGTTGGTGTGCTGCTACCATAGTAGAGCCGCTACCTAAATATAAATCAGCGACTAAGTCATTATCCTTACCCCATTTATTAAAGAACCAATTAGCTAACTCAATAGGTTTTTGCGTTGGGTGTACTCTGCCTTTAGTGTCTTGAGACGACATACCAAAAATTCCTGCCCATTTAACCCTTGCAATATCTCTCTTGTGTTTATTCTTCGACCAACATAATTCAAAAGTGCTACCATACATCTTATCAGAACTTTTGTCCTCCGCTATGTCATCATTGCCATTTGCTCTTTTGTCCCATACAATCCAACTACCATTATTCTTGTTTGGTATTAGTTCTGCAAAATAATCTGCTCCCCAAATAAAAATCTCATTGCAATAATCAAAGCAAGCAAATATTGTATTGATTAATTCTTCTGTAAAATCATCGTTATCGCCAATGACTTGGTCGTATTTATTACCTGATTTTTTAGTCATAGAATTTTTACCACCCATATCGGAGTAGTCAGCATTTAACTTCATTCCATAAGGTGGGTCGGTGAATACCATATCGGCCTTCTGACCATCCATAAGCCTTGCGACTGCATCGCTATCGGTAGAGTCCCCACATAGCAGGCGGTGGTTGCCTATCTCTATTAAGTCCCCTAAGACTACGTCTGTGTTTATTTCGGATGGTGCTTCGTAGTCATCCTCTTCGGCTTCAAGCACGGGGGTATTGTCAAAGGGCAGTTCAAGACCCCAATCTTCTAATGCTTCCACATCCCATTGGTTAGCGAGCAAGTCCCAATCCCATTCACCGAAGCCTACGTTATCCTTAATGATAAACTCAGCCTTCTGTGCATCGGTCAGTTGGTCTGCTATGATGATGGGTACTTCCTTCAGTCCTGCGGCTATGCAAGCCTTTAAGCGCATATTTCCTCCAAGCACTACCATATTGCCATCCACTACGATTGGTCGCAGCTCAAGCATCTCTGGGAACTCCTGTATGGACTTTACCAGCTTCTTGAACTTATCGTCTTTTATGATTCTTGGGTTACTGGGGTTTGGTAGTATTGTACCGATTGCTGCTCTTTGCATATCTAAATAACTCTTTTTGATAGGTGATGGTTGTGAACCTCGTAAAGGTAGTCCTTCTTTAGATTGGTTCCGAAGTCTGCCTCGTGATGGCAAGTCCTGCATAATGCCATAAGGTTTTCGATATTATCCCGGATCTTGCTCCCTCCCATCCCTCGGGGTTCTATATGGTGGATGTCTATCGCTTGTGATCCACAAACCTCGCAGCAAATGAAGTCGGTTACATCGTAACCCATTCCATCAAGATAAACTTTTGTATGTTTTTTCAATTGCCTTATAGTTTTTATAGAATCCTTGCTTTTTGATTTTAGCAGCAATGCAAGAATAGCATTCGTTGAGGTGCTTTGCTAAATCTTTAGCGGCTGCAAATGTTTCAAGACCATCATCGCTGACAATCGTATACGTCATCCTACCAAGCTTACCATTGTGCATGGCGTGAATTGAGTTCTCTGATGCGGTTACCCATTCAAGGTTTGATGCTTTATTATCTCTCTTGTCTAAATTCTTGTGGTTTACAAATGGCTTGTTGCTCGGATTAGGAATAAACAATTCGGCAACGAGTCGGTGTACCCTTTTGCGAAATGATGTGGTTGGGTTTACTGAAATGTACCCATCCTTTGTTTTTTGCAGCTTGAGCATTTTGTATTTCTCGCATCTTGGGTCTTTATTGACTCTGCGTACATTGCCCATATTGCTGCACTCGTATTTGCCATCAAGTTCAGGTATGGCTTTCCAAATCTCCTCCATACCTAAATAACCGCATATTACTACATTTGTTGCAATATGTGTCAGTCGTGGCATATCCCATCCCTTTGAGATAGACCTTCGTATGTTTTTTCAAGCCAAAGCATTGTAGTAACAAAGGGGCTGATCTACGCAGATAAGCGAGCCCAGTCTTGCAGCTTCCCCTGCAAAGATGCCATCGGCCTCGTAGCTCGTTTCAAAGCGGAGGTTGGGCAGATCATAGGGCTTAAACATATAGCAGGCCGTATCTATGTTCCCGACTCGGGGTTGGTCGGTAGGCCGTAGCCTTCCTACTTGCCCCCACGTTACGATCGAGCAATCGAGGGAATTAAGGTTGTTCCATTCCTCTATGAATTTTGGATGTAGGATATTGTCATCGTCCAGATAGTACACCCAATCCTCTGGAGTAAAGGAATCCCTATACAATTCAAGGAACTCATTGCGTAAGGGGTGTCCCCAAGATCCAGAACGGGTAGAGTAGTGGGTTATGGATGCGCCTGTTGCTCCCTTGAAGTCGCAATTTGCGTCCATCATCACTACCCACGTTGTGTACTCTGGAATGCATCGCCTTATCCTCACAAGGTTTTGAGGCCTTGAGCAGGGAGTTACAATATAGAGCACTTGCGCTCAAGGTACTTTACCCACATCCGAGCAGCTACTGCCCTGCGTTGGGGTTTGAACGGGTAGGTGCTACGGAGCTGCGCCATAGCAATCCTCATAAACTGATCTTGCATTACTCTTTAGTGTTAAAAGTTTCTTTTAATTGCTCGTATGTTGATTGTGAGGCTTCGCCCCAATAGTATTCGCACTTGCCGTTCTTGATTGGTACTCCAAAGAAAAACGACTGATACATCTCCCGAGGGGCGGTGTAGCGATAGCAGGTTTCTTTTAATGGGCAGCCTTCGCCTGTGCATTTAGTGATGTCGGTCATAATGTGCCTACTATTGTATAAGAGTCTAAGTCCTCCCCTAAGATAAAGAATTGCTTGTATAATTCAATAGCCTCTAAAGTCTTACGCTCACCCTCTGCCACGAACTCCGGACTTACAGAGTAGATCCCTATATCCAGACTCGCCTTGTCAATAGCGATAAAGTAGAACTTATCAATCGGCACTCCAAAGAGTCGGGTGTAGATAAATGCCTGCACATCGTAGCCGTACTTTTTAGCAGAGTAGGGGAATGCTCGGAGGTCGGTTGTTGTTTTTAAGTCAGCCAAGAATCCATCTGCATAGATGTCAGCCTTCGCCCGGAACGGAAGGCCTCCAATCGTACCGATCTTCGGCACCTCAAACTCGCAGCCCGTGATAAGCCCCAGCACGTTCTCATTGCGCAGGAGCGCATCGGATATCCTCTGAGCCTCGTTGTACTCCTTCCGGGTGCATAGGTTGCGCTTGCCCTTTGCATCCTGCCACGCCTTTGCGTTCTTGCTCTGGACTTCGATCACCTCATAGTCCGCTACCTTGTGAGGCTCTAAAGCCATAAGGTGAACAAGCCGACCTACTGCAAAAGCATCGGAGTCCTCGCTGCCGTACTTCGTGACGTAGTGATACGTCTTGGGTGAGGTCAGCAGCAGCTTGCAAGCAGATGAGGACAGGGCGTTCTTACCCAGTACTCCGTAGTAAAAGTCATCATCGTGCATCTTCTCAAGGATTGTTTCCATATCCCAAGTGCTGCCATCTAAAAGTTCTATAATTTTCATTTTGTTTCTGTTTTGAATGTTGCTTCGTACCATTGCTCAAAAGGCACACGAAGCAGGGCATCGTGGTAGGCAAAGCGCAAGTGTAGCTGCTCAATGGTCTCTATGTCTTTGAGGATTGATTCGGATATGTCTGCCGACTTCAGTTGTCGGAGTAGTTGGGAGATAGTTTCGTATTTCATTTGATTGGTTTTAATTATTCTTCTGATGCGACTTGAGTTGCCCAATTCATCCACTTAATGTAGATGTCATCGGCAAGGTTTGGTATATCCCTGTAAATGGATGTGGTAGGGTA